GACGTTAGGGTTATGTCAAGAAAAAACTGATGTGAGAAAAAGAAAAAGGATAGCTTACGCTATCCTTAAGCTATCGAGACTGATTGTATGCATTTGCTGTGGTATTTTGATGTATGCCACAATGTCCTCGTCTTGACGAGACTTTAAGTAACTAAGGCATTCCTCAGCTGTCTTAAAGTTTTGCATCTTTTCACCCTTGATAACTATACTATACCAAGAACGATTACTTGGTAAGTATGTGAGTTGTTTGGCGATCTTCTCGCCGTTCATTTCTAAAACCGATGTTGTCATAACAGACTCCTTATAAGTAAAATATTTCACTTTCCTCATTGGTCTATCTGTCAGCATTACTATAGAGATTGTCTTTAGAATATAAGGAGTTGAGAGAAAAAAGAAAAGGTGTAAGAAGGCTTATGCCTTCTTACTTTTACTGATATCTTTGACCTCTATTTCTAGAAGGTCACAGATTTCTAATGTAGCATTTGCTGCTACATCTGAAGCTGCTGCTTTGATATCAACTGATTTTCCCTGACGTCTCAAGCCTTGTTTTGCTAAAAACACAAATACAAGACCTCCAATGATCCATTCCATGAACGATCCTTTCATATAAAGTATTTCACTTTCCCCACTCTAAAGCATTCTTTTACAGAATGCATCTCAGACATACCGGGGGGTATTCTGAGATTAGACTGCTGGTCTAGTAAGTACTGCCATCGAATTAATTTTAGAAAAATCCCCTAATGTTTCTGCTCCCTATAGCTTCCCCTCTGATGCCCACTCTGTTTCTGCCTCTGTTTCTGATGAAGTGTCTGCCCTCAGTAACAGATAGAAGAGAGGTTTAGAGTAAGGTTTAGGATTTGTGTATAATGTAAGGTAATTTGATATCTTAAGGAGAAACTATGGAAGATAAGGTAAAACCTAGATTAGGAGATTGTCTGAATAAGGTTGGCAATATAGCACACGTAGATGCTGATACTGTTGCTGAGTGGTTTAGGACTAACAGCAAGGGTAAAAGACAGAAGAGGAAGCTTACTGTTACTGATGAAGTTGTTAAGCTAGTTAATGAGAGTATAGATGATCCTATCTATGATGGTGCTAAGTTTGTAGATACTGTTATCACTTACAAGAATGTCTTAGATGATCTGGATAGTAGCTATAAGGTTACCCTAGAGGACTATATTAATGCTATTAGGTTCTGTAGCTATCTAGAAGCTTATAGGGGTAGGATTAAGGATGCTTATCAGGCAGCATTTGCTCATAGGGATTTCGTTAAGAATAATAGGGATTGTCCTGTAGGTAGTAAAGAGTATAAGAATATTGATTATGCTGCTCAGAGGTATAGAAAGACACCTTTAGTTTCTAAGATATTGGCACAGAGTGAGATACCTCTGTATCTGATGTATCAGGGGTATAGGTATGCTGCTGTTGAGACATTAGCTGAAGAAATGAGAACAGCTAAGCTGAGCAAGGATAGGATCAGTGCTGCTGATAGGTTGTTAGTACATCTTAAGCCACCTGAAGGGATAGATATTAACGTTAAGGTTGGTAATGGGACTGATACTAGGGATAGTATCGTTAGCACCTATGAGAGAGCTATGGCACAATTAGTTGAGCAACAGAGAGCTTTGATTATGAATGGTGGAGATATTAAGCAGATAGCAAATGCTAAGATCGTAGATGCTGACATAGTCGAAGAACATTCGGCTGATAGTTTATCTGACATTGGGGAAGACTTAGTACCAGATACTGAAACTAGGGAGTAACGTTAGGAGACATAGTTCCCCATAGCTTCCATTAGTTTCCCTTAGTTTCAGTGAGGTTCATCAGTGTCTGCAAACGTATCTCCCTAGTTCAAGTGTCAGACAAACAATGACTGTAAGAATCGTTTAGAGCCTCTCTGAGAGCAGTTAGGGAGAAAAGGTATAATTAGCTTCTGAGAATGAGATCGTTACTCTATGAGCTTCTATTAGCTTCTATGAAGCTATCTGATACTTTCCTGCTTCGATGCGAAGCATCGAATCATATCTCCCATTAGCTTCTAATTTGAAATCTGTTACTTCTCTTATTACTATATATAGAACAAGAACTGCAAAATATGCTCTAAATGCGTAGAGATAGCTAAGTTAGAGGTAGTTTGCTATTTGTCTCACTAAGACAAATAAGAAGAGAGATATTTGCCTTACTGAGACAAATATGGTATAATTGCAAAATATGACAAATACAAACTATATTTAAAGGAGAAACAAATGTCAGTACAAGTAGAGAAACATACGTTAGTATCGAGGTTTGATGCTGAAACTAATGAGATGATTGCTCAAGATGAGTTTATACTTCGTAAGAAGAATATGAAGGCTAAAGGCTACCAGTTAGTATATATGCAGGAGCTGATGGAGACTGCACTATTGTGTAAGAGTGTAGAGCAATGGTATATTATTATGGATCTGCTTACTAATGTAGTTAAGCTAGATTTCAAGCTGAATATTGACTATAAAGAACTAGCTAAGATGTATAACATATCAGAGACATCAGCTAGTAGGACAATAGCAATTATGAAGAAAAACTGTATAATCAAAGGTAATAGAGGAAGCTATGACGTTAATCCTTTCTTGGTAATACCAAAGGGAACTAAAGACGACGTAGTAGCCTTAAAACAAGCTAGATGGGGAGCTAAAGATGGCAAAGTCTATGGATCAGTATCTGAATGAGATAGATTATAGCTTCAAGGACTATGTACCTAGTAAAGAAGCTTTAACTATCGTAAACTTTATTAAAGAGGTTAATAATGGTATGGAGGAGAATACTACTCCTCTAGTTCATCTTAGGATGCTAGATACCATTCTGAATAAGACACCTAGAGATATACTTGTATGTCATCGTGGTGCTGCTAAGAGTAGCCTTATTGAGTACATAATTCTGTATGCAGCTGCATTTGGTAAGATACCAGGGTTTGGTAAAGTATCGTTTATTATGTATGTATCTGATAGCATAGTTAATGGTGTAAAGACCCTTAGAAAGAATATCCAATTCAAGTATGACAATAGCCCTTTCTTACAGAAGTTGATACCAAATAAGAGCCTTAGATTAGGTGTAGAGAATGGTGGAAGTGTAGGAGAGGAGAACTGGGATGATAATGCTGGTGGTAGGAAGTTCACTGATATAAGGCTAGAGTTTCAGAATGTAGCTGGAGATAGGTTAGTAGTTAGAGGATATGGTGTAGGTACTGGAGTGAGGGGTACTAGGGAACTAGGTCAGAGACCTAATGTAGCCTTCTTAGATGACATTATGAGCGATGAGGATGCTAGGAGTGAGACAACTATCAAGAACATAGAGGATATAGTTTATAAGGCTGTATCTAAAGCTCTACATCCTACCAATCAGAAGATCGTATGGGTAGGAACTCCATTTAATGCTAAAGATCCATTGTATAAAGCTATTGAGAGTGGTAGTTGGAAGGTTACAGCTATACCTGTATGTGAGAAGTTCCCTTGCACTAAAGAAGAGTTCAAAGGTAGCTGGGAAGATAGATTTCCTTACGAGTATGTATTGAGAGAGTATCAAGAAGCTGAAGCTATGAAGAGACCAGAGAACTTTAATCAAGAGCTTATGCTAAGAGTAACATCTGACGAGGATAAGCTACTCAATGATGATGATACTAAGTGGTTTGACGAGAAAGAAGTATTTAAGAATAAGTTTAGCTACAACTTCTACATAACTACTGACTTAGCTACTACTGTAAAGGATAGTAGCGATTACAGTGTGATCACAGTATGGGCTGTTAATAGCCAGAAGCAGTATATGGCAGTAGATGGCTTCTGTGATAAGGTAGAGGTTAGTAAGTTTATTAAGGAGCTATTTAGGCTATGTCAGAAGTATAGTCCTCTGAGTGTAGGTATAGAAGCTACAGGACAGCAAGCAGGGTTCATTAGCTGGATCAGAGACGAGATGGTTAAGAAGAATATCTACTTTAACCTAGCTAGCTCAAACAATGGTGGTAGAGAAGGTATCAGACCTGTAGGAGATAAGTTCTCTAGGTTCTTGTTATTTGTACCTAATTTCAAGCAAGGGAACGTTTGGGTAGCTAATAGGATGAAGGATATGGCTTGGGGTAAAGAGTTCATTGACGAGGCTTCTAAGGCTTCTAAAATGGGTTTTAAAAGCAGACACGATGATGTGTTAGATACTATCTCTATGCTACAGATGATGGACATATATGCTCCTAGTGAAGCAGCTAGATCATTAGATGCTGATGAACAGCTTTTCTACGAGGATTATGATACTCTTAGCAAATATGGATCAAATACAATCTTTTGAAAGGATATGAATGCAGATAGACAAAGTGTTGAGTAATATACAAGATCATCTAATGGTTAATATATCAGCTTATGCTGGTAAGCCTATGAGTAGTGAAGGACTTATACCTGTAGTTAATCAGGCATTAAATGAGATATATGCAGAGTTTAACTTAGGTACAGATCAAGCTATCATAGCTGTACCTAGTGATAGCAGAGTATTTAGCTTAGAGCTGAATATGGATGATAACTTTACGTATGATGTAGGTGGTGTAGCTACTAAGAGATTAGCTAAGGATAGCAATGTAATACTAGCTACTACAAAGAGTATCAGAGAAGCTGAGAAGGCTAAGGATAAGCCTAACGAAGTTTTAGATACAATAGTTGCTGATTATGGTTTAAGGAGATAGTATGATAAGATCAGTTCAAAGTGAAGAAGTCTTAGAGATACTAGATGTTACTGATAGTAAGCAGAGAGAGTATGTCTTAAATGCTAAGAATGCCTTTCTAATCGATCCTAAGACCATATACTTACCAAACAATAAAGAGGGAGATATTCTATATGTTAAGTATAGGAAAATAGCTCCTGAATTAGTCTCCACAACAGATAATGTAGGATCTACAGAGTTTCCTTTACCAAACCAACTGCTTAGATTACTATATGCTTTAGTTGCTTTAAAGGTTGTCAGAAGCATAGATGGGTTCAAGCAACTAGAAGGACCTATAGTTAATAACTATGTCAGAGAACTAGAAGAAGCCAAACAGCATTCTTGGGCATTAGATCAAGATATG